AGTGTTATCCCAAGTCCCTTGCCACTCAATACCAGTGGCTCCGTTTGCGCCTGTTGCGCCCGTAGCACCCGTTTCACCTTGTGAGCCAGTATCTCCCTTGACACCTTGGATACCTTGGTCGCCTTGCTCGCCTTGAATGCCCTGTTCGCCTTGCTCACCGTCTATACCACCGTAAGGCAGGTCGTTCCACGCCTCAATACCATCACCTATTTTAAAGCGGCTGGTGTCAAGCTCAATGGCGAGTTCACCCTGCGCCAGAATTGGATTCCCTGCAGTCCACTCACCCGAAAGGCTTCGTCTGAATTGTATTCTAGTTGCCATTACACACTTCCGCCATCAATGGGCAATAATCCGCCGTACACACTATTATACACTCCGCACTCTATGGTGTTGATTCCAAAATACATCTCATTAGCAGTTCCTGCGTCTAAGTTTGTGTTTAGTGGAGGACCCTCGGGCCCAACCAAAGTAGCAAGCCACTGCGCTTCAGTACCAGTAAAACCATTTAGCTGAGCAACCTGATATGCGCTTAAGCCAGTAAGCCCGTCAGAGCCACTGCTACCAGAGCTTCCTGATTTTCCCTTTGGTCCTTCTGGGCCGATGTCTCCGTTAAGAGAGTCAAGCCACTCTTGTTCAGTTCCAGTAAAGCCGGCAGCACTTGCGATCTCGTAGGCGCTTAATCCGTCTGAACCAGCTTCTCCAACAGGACCTCGTTCTCCAGCATTACCACTAACACCCTTGTCGCCTTTGTCGCCTTTGTCACCTTTGGGTCCAACTAAGCCCTGTTCTCCTTGGTCACCTTTGTCGCCTTTGACTCCGTTTTCACCGTCAAGTCCGTTGACTCCGTTTTCACCGTCAAGTCCTACTTCTCCTTGAGCTCCCTGTTCGCCAGTCTGCCCGTCTTCTCCAGCTAAGCCCTGCTCGCCCTGTTCGCCCTGCTCGCCTTGAATGCCCTGTTCGCCGTCTTCACCTTTTGCGCCATCAGGACCTTGGGGTCCCTGAGAACCAGAAGCCCCACTAGCAGGATTAGATCTTCCGCCAACGACTTTTTTCTCAATGCGGTTGACTTCTTTTTCAACTTTGTCAGCCCATTCGACTGACTGCGGGGGCAGGTTGGAATCTGGCCAGATAATCATTATCTCATTATACCTTAGTAAAGGAAAACCGCCTCTGGATTACTCAACAGAGGCGGTTTTCTCACACAACACAGATAGCAAGGAGAGAGGAGCTACCTGCACTAATTGTAGCACACTACATTATTAAAGTCTTTAGGTTTTCAGCTCTAAACCCAGACCAGTTCTTACCACCCTTAACATCAACAACTGGAGCAGCTGTGTAGCCCATTTCTTTAATTCTTTCTAGAGCTTCTTTGTTTGCGCTTAGATCAATTTCTGAGTACTCAATCCCATTTCTAGTTAAAAATCTTTTTGTAGTATCGCATTGTGGGCAGTTAGGGAGTGTGTAGACAGTTACCATTTTTAGTTTCCAATCGGGGTTTTTAGGGTGTATCAAGTATAGCAAAAGCCCCCCAGTTTCCTGAGGGGCTTTTGGGTGGAGTTAGTTCTTAAGAACCGGCTCCTGTTGAAGCCATGGTACCTGCTGGAACGATGAAGCCACCAGTAGCGATGTGGCGGATTCTCATCTCCCAGTCGTCATTGTCGAATGAACCTTCACGGGCTGGAACTTCTCCGCCGCCAATGTACATTCCACCGTTTGACTTGATGCGAAGCTCAGGAGCCTCGTATCCACGTAGGAATCCAAGCGCAACAGCTGGGTTTAGCTGCTGGTTAGGAACTGGAATTAGGAACCAGTAGGCTCCGGCACCAGAGTTAATCTTGGTCAACCAGTCGTCAACCACGATTACTACCTGAGTACCAATTGGGTTTCCGGAAATGGTTGTGGTTGCAATTGAACCAACTGTGTTCTCGCTGCGAACTTCCTGCACAGAAAGGATCTTCCTTGCAGTCATTTCAAGTGCACGAGGGATAACAAGAGCGAACTGGGTCACAGGAGTGATCTGGTTGCCGTTGTATGTCTGGATGTTAGCAGCTTCAATAGCGTCCTCTAGGGACTCTAGTGTTAGTGCTGGGTTTCCAGTCAGTAGGTTCTGGTTTGCACTCTTGAAGTTACCAGTGTTTAGACCAGATGTACCAACAAGCTGCTTGGTTACTTCTTCGTCTTCTTTTCCAGCTGCCTTTAGTGCAAGCTCGATAGGTAGACGCTCTAGTAGACCAATCTGACCATCGTTTACGATTGACTCCCATGAGAAGCGAATCCTCTGACCAGCCTTCTTTACCTGCATGGTCTGCTCAGTTACTGAGAACCAGCCGGCAGTTGGGTACTCGTCGTACTCGCCTACAGTTGGAAGTGAACCTTCACGGAAGGTGTCACCTTGGTTGTCGTTACCAGCATCGTCATACTTCAATGCTTGGAAGGTTACTGGACGGAAGTCGTCAACTACCAAACTGGTAGCGAACTGGTCCCAGACCTTTGGGGTTGCTGCGTACTCTTCAAGAAGAATCTTGTTTAGAGTAGGGACTAGTAGCTCTGGTAGGTCGCTTGTTGCGATACCTTCCTGAAGCTTAATCTTGTCCATACGGTCACCTCGTAGAGCTCCTTCAAGGAGCTTAGCTGCTTCTAGCTGGCGTGGAGTTATGTTTTTAGTCATTTTAATATTCCTTTTTCGACTAGACGGACTGCATTAGACGGACAAGAGCGGTACCAGAAACGTTGCCTAGTTTCACAACAGCTCCGATAAGCTTTTCTGTATCAGTTGCGGTAACCTCAGGAACGATTCCGCTTGTGCCGTTTGCAACACCGTAACAAACATCGCCAGCTTCAAGGGTTACACCAGTTTTGATGGTGAACGCAAATACGCCGTCTAGTTTTAGTGTGGAGTAAGTATCGCCATCTTCGCCAGTAACAGCTCCGTTTTGTGATACTCCGATAATTGTTCCTACCTGCACAAGATCATTAGATTCTACAGTAGTGTGCACAGGGAAAACAAGTTCGCTGCCTTTTGTGTAAATCTCGTTAGTTGACATTTACTATCCTTACTTTCTCTTGATGCGTGACACAACTGCGTCAAACTCATCGGTGGTTGAAGAGGCAATTGCCTCGTGTACAACACCGCTTACGTCGGCAACGGATGCTGCCTCAGAAACAAAGCCTTCACGAATTGAGTCGGCGTATGCCTTCTCTGACTCGATTAGCTGCTCTACGGTTTTGGTGTTTTCTTTAGACTTCATTGCCTCAGCTACACGGTTAAGTGCAACCTTGGGAAGTCCTGACTCGTTAAACTTCTCCGCTACCTCTACTGGGTCAATGGCAGGAGTTTCGTCCTCCACGGCCTCTTCATCAGCAGGGGTAACTGCCTCGACGAGAACCGATACCGACTCACGAAGAGGGGCTAGAGCGTCAACGAGGGTTTCTTTGAGCTCTGCAATTGCAGAATCAAATTCTTCCTTTGTTATTGACATTTCTGTTCCTTCCGTTTCGGATTCTGCTACCACATTGGTAACGTCACCTTTATTTCTGTAACTTTCAAGCAGGGTGACAAATTTGCCACCTGCGCCAGCAACAGTTACCACGTCAACGCTAGTTAGTGGATCGTCCACTAACGATTCGATGATTGGTCCTTCTCTACCCTCTGCTTCTCCAATATAAGAATTGCCCATGGCGTGAATCGAAAGACCCACGTCATTGAACATTTCCTTTATTGCTGGAGCGTAGTGAGAGTAAAATTGAACATCTGCAAACAGTCCGTCTTCACGGAACACTGCATCTGTTACAAGTTTTCCAGCAAGCTGGTGTACGTCACGTTCTGGTCTGTCGCTCGACTCAGAGTAAGACGGATGATTCATAAAGACTTTGGTTCCTGCTTTAAAAACACCGGGGCCATATTCACGCAGCATGTCAGAGCCATAGTAGCCAGAAGATCCCCAACCGGACTTAATAACTTTAACGTGCCATTTATTATTTTTAGACTCGTTGGCTTCAAAGCCAAGAGACTCGGACAGCTTAGTGGTCATAATGCTCCATAACAGAATTATCTATTACAAATCATACCATAAGCAATTGGTTGTGCAGGTTATTCGTTGTCGGCATCACGCAGATCGTTTGCATTATCCTGCATCGATCCGACTGCTCCATCGTTACCCTGACTCGGTATCGGGCTGTCATTAGATTCAGGGTCGTCAATAGGTGGAACACCTGAATGCAACTTAGGAACATCAAGCGTTTCAAGAACAGCAGCACGATACTCGTCGCTCCAGATTGCGTTGGTCTCCCGAGCTAGTGCAAGAGCTTGCATAAGTCTTTGTGATGGCTCAATCTCAATCTTGGGCCAGTTAATGTCTACGGTGTTTGCGCCCATCCACACTAGAACCCTGCGATAGAAAGTAGTCCACACAGCTTGGCGAGACTCCATTGCCTTTACGGTTGGAGCGTCAAGAGTAGCTGCGGTTCCGTAAGAGCCAGACCCTCCCGGGTCGCTGAGTAGTGCAACAACTGAAATCTCCAGAGCAGAAGCCACCATAGATGCAAGCGGTCTTCCTGTGCTCAAGTCAACATTGTTTCCTCTAGGCATTGAGCTTAGCTCCATACCGTCGCCCATCACTGCAGTTGAGCCAGCGGTAGCCTTGGTTGCAATAGAAGCCGCAGCTGCAGTCGCACCAGTCTTTGTCTTTGACCTTAGTTGCCAAGCAAACATCGACAAGGACTTTAGCATCCTTGCGCCGTCTTTTAGGTACTCGTTGTAAGCGTGAGCCCAAGGTAGAGCTGGCAGTGCATCTGGAACACCCCATATCCGTCCACCACGTCGGTTGACACGGCTGTAGAACATAACTTTGGTGCCGTCTACTGGCTGGTTCATAATAGTCGTTGAGAACCTGCCTGAAGGCTTGTAGGTGTCAACTGGATACCAGACATCTTTAGCCGAAGAGGTCTCAAGACCAGTTGGGAAATTTACATCAGTTCTAGTCCAAGTCCTGCGAATGTATCTAATGCGTTCTGAATCATCAGGGTCAGTCACAGCACCAGTGATCTCCTCAAAAGGGATTCGCTGCAATTGCTTAGTCTTGTTGTCGGCAAGAATAAAGAACTGACCATCAGTAAAGTGGCTACGCTCGTTAATCATCTGAGCCTCGGCGCTAAACAGAACGTCTTGGTTCTGCTGGTCTTCCATAATCCTGCGCACTCTGGGTGGCTGGTCACCAAAGACAACGCCACGACCGAAGATATAGCTTGTTCTCATAGCAGAACCACGCTTTAGTAGAGGGTTTCCCTCTGTTACCTCACGGATCTTAGCTGCAGAGATTTTAAGTTCGGTAAGAGTGAAGCCATTGACACCGTATTGAGCGCCAATTGGATTCCAACCCTCATCATCGAAGGAAAGGATTGCACTAGCCATTGAAGCATAAGACTCACGAAGTAATTCGTTTTCTGATGACATTGCTTGAAAGTCTGCTAAAAAGTCTGAATCAGCCACTAAAAGTCCTTAAAAAGTATGTAAAAGCAGTCTACCATACCCAAGAACCATAGAAAGATTCACTTTGGAACTGAATCTCTGGGTCCATAAGTATCCTGTCACCCACCTTTGAGTCGCCAAATGGAGAGTTAAAGATGTTATCTAGGTTCACAGATGCGTAAACAGCAGCGTCCAAGTTGTCAGGAGAGTGAACTCCTCTGGATTTCATGTCGTCTTTGGACTCTATCTGAATAGAACCAAGAGATGAGAACTTATATCTAAGCATCATCATCTCATCCATCAGGTCTTTGTCATCAGGGTCGATGTCAATTTGACCTTCAAGCATCTGCTCCCGAAGGGAGTCGAAATTATAGGCACGAGCATTGAACCATCTAGTCCTGTCTGGCGAGGCAGCAGAACCCATCATAGATATAACAGTGTACTTATTGTCAGCAAGAACAGCCAACTGGTCGATGACAGGTCCACCTAGTCCAGCGCCGTCAACTCGAACCTGATTGGCTCCTAGCTCAATGGCAGCTTGGTGAACCCTGTTGGCGCTCTCAACCGAAGTAGCCTTGCTCCAAGTTGAATGCTTCCGCAGTCTGCCACCTTGGTTGGTGTAGATAACACTGTCGTCCTCACCGAAGCGGGCAAGGTCAACGCCCATTACTATTTCTATCTCTGAATCTTCTTCAAACTCAGCGTCAACAGACTTATCAAGAGCGGTCTGGCTAAAGAATGCAGTGTCGTCCTCGTCTGGGAACTCGCCCAGCACCTTGGACTTATATCTTGCAGAGTCTTCGCCCCAAGCAATCTTCTGCCTGTCAACCCAGCTCTGCTGGATCAAGAGCGGCCTCACTTCTTCTGGAACCCACTCGCCTGTGAAGTTCGGAGAATCGAAAGCCGAAATTTTTATTTTGTTCCAAGTATCGTCTTCACGAAAAATTCTGTGGAACTCTGTGCCTCTGCGGTCAGGGTTACCAATTGCTAACACTCTAGAGTCAGCGGAGGTTGTAACCGCCTCAGCAGCGGTGTATAGGTCTACTGGGATACCACCAGCTTCGTCAAGGATTACAAATACGTATCTACGGTGGATACCCTGAAAGGCAGAAACAATGTCTGTGTCAGAAGGTCGCCTACCGAAACCAAGCAGCGTTCCAAACTCATCGTCAAGCTTCCACTCTTCTGACTGGTTGATGTGCCCGGGCATCTTGAAGCCTCTGATGGCTGCTGCCTTGTAGTTGTCTTTTAGCTCACGGAATAACACACGAGCAATCTGAGGGTAAGTAGGAGCTGAGGCAATCATTGCAACCTCGTAAGGGTCGTGCACTGCAACCCACCAAGCACCTAAGATGCCAGCGGTTGCACTCTTGCCAGCTCCGTTACAACTTACCACGGCAGTGTGTGTGTTGTCAACAATGCTTCCAGCGATCTCAGCTTGCTTAGACCACATGTGCTTGCCAACTACATCAGATGCCCAAGCAACTGGGTCGTTGAGGTACATTGAGTTTTTGCTACGGCGACGCATCTCCGCAACAACACCGTCAATTGCACCTTCAATCATGCTTGGGTTTTATCCGTACTATAGAAGCCGGTTCCGTTAAAAGTAATCTGCGGGGCTGATACCCCTTTGTTCATTACTCTTACGCACACTGGGCAATACACCTCTGGCGTGTGAACCATCAAGTGACTTATCTCAACTCTTTCTTCGCACCAAGGGCACACATACTCGTATAGTGGCATTAGTTATCATCCCGTTCCTGCTCTAGTTCGTACTTGGCTTTAACCAATCCTTCAACTACTAGCTCGTCAAGCTCACCCTTTGGAACTTCTGGGTATCTTGACAACA